AGTTCTGATGCGTCGGTGCGCCGATGGACATAACCCGGTTCGGCAGACCAGCGCTCATATCGGCGTGGTTGTGATAGTGACCGGCATAGACACCTGCAAAGCCGTATGAGGAGAGCTTTGCGGCGGTCAGGCCATGCCCGGGAATGCCAGACAGCACACCATCGATGCCAGCGTGGATGAAAACGTGCATGTCCGCAGCATTTGGATGCTTGGCCAGCTTCGCCAGATCTTCCAGCAGCGCTTCGGTGTTGTGGCGCCACGGCACAAAGCCAAAGTAGCCATCTTCCATCTTGACCGGCGTCACCTCGTTCATCACCGTGACCTGGCCGCCAGAGATGGAGATCTGTTCGAGGTTCTGCACAGCGCTCGACAGGCGGCTTGTGTCGTTGGATTTAAGATCGTGGTTTCCAGGGATGATGTAGATATCCACCCCCATTGCCAGGATCTCCTCAGTCACGTCGCGCACCGGGTTCAGAACCTCGGGGTCGATCGAGCCGCGCGCGTGAAACACGTCGCCGGAGATGATCATGGTTTTACCACCTTCGGCCAAGACCTGTTGCGCAGCCCGGCGCGTTTCATCGATGGTGATTTGGAGGCGCGAGTTCACGCCATCCGCGTTCACCCCTGCAAAGACCGTCCACGGGTGGAAGTGAATGTCGGCTGTGATTGCTGCCTTCATTACTTTTTACCTCCCTTCAGATATCCATTAACCTTGGTCGGCTTCACCGAAACGCCCTTCGGGCTGACCGTATAGTGACTGTTGGACATGAAACGCTCGCCACAGGAGATTGTTTTTGCAGCCAAATCCAGCGTCATACTATTACCACCGCGACCCTTCTTCTGGGCCGCCAGGCGCAGTAGCAGATCCGACAGGGCGAATGCGCCATCACAGCCGCCGGCCCATTTGGAGCCGGAGTCGTTCTTGACCGCCTGAATAATCGGATCAACCTTGCTGCCGTGCTTTCGGATCAGCATGATCAAACCGGCAAGAACGCCGACTTTCAGCGCATTAGCGTGAAAGTCGAAGGAGTCGATCTTCCGCAACTCCGGCTCAAATGTCGCAACATTCTGGCAGATATCAGTGGTCTCGCCACTAAAGCCGCGTGACGCCATACGGAGCGCCGAAGCGAAGCGATACTGCTGCAAGAGAGAACTGCGTGGCGTGAAGCCCACCAACCGCAACGCGCCGGACACCTTGTCGGGTGTCGTCTCGGTCGCATCCTTATTGTCGAATGTATCATAGAGCGCCAGAAGCTCTTCCATCGACGCACATTTATACACCGTGACGTGGAGAATGTCGGGCCTGATCAAAAGGTTGCGAGACCATGCAAGAGAGCGAGTATGACCATCTGCTTTGTAGCGAACGCCATTGAATTCAACCACGGAAACGGAAGCCTGAGCTGGAGAGAACGCATTCAGGTGTCTCCTTACGGCTTTCTCCAGACGCCCTTCGGTATCACGCTGTTTCGGGTGATCCTGAATGGAAATGAAATCTCCAACCGCCATCTGTTCAACAACGATGTCGGATTTGATCTTTGACATTGCGTTCATTTTTGATCCCTCAAGTAATCGCTTACTTACTTTATAGCACGTCGCTCATCGGGTTGCGCTTGGGTTATCAAGCGGCGATGCTGTTTCCTGATTTTGCGAAATGCTGGATGGGAAGATACATCTGGAGCGTGCCGCCGCGCTGCTCATAGTTCTTCACGTTAGCCTTCTTCTTATCGAAGAAATTATCGTAATGGGTAATGTAAATCTCGTCGTCATCCCGGCAGTAGACGCCGATCAACAAGACCTGTTCGCGGCGCATCTCCAGCAGGGTGTCGCGGTCGATCGCCCAGCATGCAATGCCTTTGTCATGCGCCTCACTGATGTTCTTTTCGCCGGAGCGGAAGATCTCCTTGCGAAACCGGAAGGCCAGATAGACCTCCCGACCACTAGGGAGCTTAAAAATACCCCCGTATAATCTCCGCTTCGTGCGACCGCCGCGGATCAATTTCTTGGCTTTCTTCTTGAGCCTCGTAAACTCTTTCGACATCGGGCAATGTGCCTTTCCATTCGAAGAGACCTTGCATACCTCTGATCGGAATAGGCTCCAGGAACTTGTGGCGTTCGGTCAGACGCCAGGCGAAGTTGCCAGGCTCCCACCAACCGTATGATTGTTCCTCAGCAGAGACATCTTCCATCAGCTCCTCTGTCATCAGCTCCACACTGTCGATCTTGACGGTGCCCAGCAGAACGCCTCGCGGCAGTTCCTTCCAGTCAGGCAGTCCTGTGCGCGCGTAGAACCTCTTGAAATCCTCGTCCTCGCAATGGGATCGCTGGCCGGGAACGATGTTCTTCGTGGCGGCAATGCCAATTCTGGTGCCGATGACGGAGGCCGGTGCCGGCCATCCTCTTGTTTCGAAAATCTTGCAGCCCTCAACGATCAGAGATGCAAACGGCTGCCAAATTGAAATGACCTTCATGATAGTCCTGCTCTGCTACTCCTTCTATTATAGCAGAGCAGGACTCGGGAAGATCAAGGGGTTAAGCGGCTTCGCCCTCAACTCCCTCAACGAAAGCAACCACTTCCGGCTCATAGGACGGCGGCAGCAGGGCTTTCAGCTTATCAAAGCCGGTCGGACCTTCGTTGCGGATCAGATCAGCCAGGTTGTCGCGTGACACCTGCTTGCCCTCCCATTCCACATAACCCGGGCGACCTTTCGGCAGGCAGCCTTCAGCTTCGAGGAAGTCGATCAGCGACCGCTCAGCATCAAAGCGACCGGTGCCATCCTTCTGGAACATGAAGCGCCATTTGGCTTCGAGGAAGGGTCGAGCGACCTTGTTCTTGACCAGCTTGCCGGTGACCTCGGTGCCGACGATCTCCTTGCCCTTCTTCACCTGCGACGAGCCAAGCCAGATCCGCTGCGAGAAGTAATAGGCTGCGCTGTCACCACCTGTGGTCTTGCGCGGATCGCCGAACATGACGCCAATCTTGGTCCGGAGCTGATTCAGGAAGATCACGCAGACATTGTATTCCTCGGCAATCATGGCGATTGAAGGGAAATGCGCCGATGTGGCCCGGGCCAGTGCGGTGTTATCGTTCATATTGCGGTCTTCGGCGGTGCGCTCTTTGCCGGTTTTGGTGTCATACAACACAGACTGCGGCACCATCGCGGCCAGACTGTCAAAGACCCAGCAGATCGGCGCATCTTTGTCGATCAGCTTCTTATCACGGATCGCCTTAACAGCGGTGTGGAAGATCGCAACGGAGTCCTCGAAGGTCTTGGGCTTCTTGAACACAAACCGGCCGGGCGTCACGTCCAGACCCAGCTGGGGCGCCAGACGCACCGAGAACGAGCGTTCGTGATCCATGAAGCCAGCAACACCGCCTTGCGCCTGACAGGCCGCCATAGCGCGTGTGGCAATCGCGGTTTTACCGGAGGAGGGCGGCCCGGCGATCTCAACGATGCGACCAACGGGCAGGCCTTTGTTCCAGTTCGAGGACAGGGCGAAATTCAGCGGCGGAAAGCCGGTGTCCAGGTAGTGCGAGACGGTGCTTTCCTCGTCATTGCCACCAATGGCACTAGCCAGGGCGGCTGCGATATCTTCGGGTTTGGACATAATATCTCCTTAGTTTACGAGATTTTTCAGAAGGGTAGCGATAGCGAACACCAGTCCAACGGTCGTGATGCCAAACAACAGACCGTTGAAAAGGCTGCGACCGGCAGTCTCAGCCGGTAAGAAGTTACGACGGAAGAATTCTCGGGCGCTCATGTTTCACTCTCCGGGATAAGTTTGATCAACGCCTCAAGGTCTTCGGCCTCTTGGCGCCAGTTTTTGGCGTCTGATTTGGATGACATGTAAACGCGCATCTTTCGGATGATCTCGGGCGAGCGTTCGTCATTCTGAAAAGCATCGTAGAAGGGCTTTAGTCCCTTCACGACAAACTCCTCCATCTCTGCAGCCGTTCGCCTTTGAAGCATCAGCTCCGTCATGCGTTCTTTGAGGGTGCTCATGCGGCTACCTCCATTTGTTGAAACTGCGGAAAGACCCTGATCCACTCATCCAGATCCTTGGTGATGGAGCTGAACAGCAGGCGGTCACAGAACACCCGGAACAGTTCCTGGTTCGGAGTGCCTTTATCGACGCTGAGATTGATGGGCGCGGGACGCTCGGGCGTGCGCAGGTCCATCAGTTTGAGATTACGGTCAAAATCGATCGCCTTCTGCTCGTCATCCACCAGCGCCTTCAGCTTCTTGGGCAGCTTGGCGTAATCGACGGATTTTTCGATGCAGACCATGTTAAGGAAGTCGTTGAACGATCCGTATTTGTTGAGAAAATCCTTTGCGCCTTTCTCACCGATGCCACCGACGCCCGGGATGTTGTCGCCGCTGTCACCTGACAGACCTTTGACCTCGACAAACTGCCGAGGGGTTTTGACGCCGGTCATCTCCTCGAAGTTCTTCTCGGTGATGGTGCGCTTGTTGGCGAAGTCGCGCCAGACGACATTCGGGCCGACCAGTTGAATCCAGTCTTTGTCGCCTGTCCAGAGCACGACGCGACCCTGCGCGGAGTATCGATCAGCCAGGATCGCGCCGAGATCGTCAGCTTCCATGTTGATTGCGAAAACCTGCGGCACGCCAAGCAGTTGCAGCCCCTTCTTAATCAGCGGCATCTGGCGTTTATAGTCATCCTTGGCCGCAGCAGCCCGGCGTTCGTGGATCGTCTCAACCTTGTCGCGGTTCGCTTTGTATTCGGTGAACATGGTCTTGCGCCAGGACGCGCCATCCCAGAGCACCACGGGCTGATACATCTGGTAGAGCCCCATTGCGGAGCGCAGATTGCGCAGGAAGTTGTAGATCGCCTGAACCGGCATCTCACCGAGCGACAGTTTCGGACC